AATTCAGGAGTCCATTGAGCTTTTAACTTACGAGTCTTAGCAACGATAGCCTCGCTAGCAAGTTTTACGTCAATTTCTGGGATAGTGATTGAAGTATCAACAGCAGCTGTAGAATCAGCTTCGAAGTCACCACGATCGTTATCTACTGGTTGTTTGTGATAGTTAACAGTTAAGTTAGCACCGTCAGCATGTCCAGCCAAAGATGAAGAAGCTACTAAGAAAGTAACGTTGTTTCCAGAAGTAGTAGTGTATTTTTTGTCAAGGCTAATGGTAGTTGAACCAGTAGCAAGAGTAAATGCACGTACACCTTTGTTGTCAAAGTTAGTTCCTGCCATGTTTACAGTAATTTTGTAATAGTCAGCAGGGTCTAGAGTAGCATCATAATGTAGTGAAGCTGAATCAGCTGCAGCTTGAGTACCTGCTTTTGTAGCAGTAACTTGGTTGATTGAATATCCAAACTGTCCAGCACCGTAAAGACCTCCGCTTACTTCTTCGTCTACAGACATTTTGTTAGAAGCAGAAGATACGTTACCGTACATGTTTTCTCCGTCAGTACGGCCGTTAGTAGCGGTACCGTATTTGAAGTCTAGATAAAATACTAGCCCAGAAGGCAAGTTCATTGGTTGTACAGAAACAAAGTCCTGTGCAACGATTTGTGCGAATACTTTACGTACAAGTGGTAAAGCTACGCCAGCCCATTGCTCACCAGCTCCAGCAGTGAATGATCCTCCTCCGACGTTAGTAGAGTTAGCTTCAGCAACGATTTGCTTGGCTTGGTTTTCAAGAATCATCGCCATGTTGTTTGATTCTTTTTCTCCAAGACCTTCTAATAGTCCAGAAGCACTCCACTTATCAGCCAAACGAGCAGCATCTGCTTGCATGCTTTTGTAGGTGTTTGAGCTTTCTAATAGGTTGTTAATTTCCATGATTTAAAATAAAATTATTTAATAATTCCAGCTAATTTTTGCATTCTTCGAACAGTATCAGAAACTTCATTTATTACTTCTGGTTTAACAGCAGTAGTTCCTGTAGCTTTAGATGCCATTCCTTTTACTTTGCTTTCTGATACAGCCTCTTTTTTACTTACAAGACCGCTTTCAGATACAGTTTCGAATACTAATTTTACCTCTTTTACTGTTTCTGCTTTATCGAAAGCAGCTATTACATTAACTTTTTGTGACTCATTAAGGTTATTTGCCTTAAAGATTTTGTTCACATAAAGTAACTTAGAATTTAAAAGGTTAACTTCATGAAGATCTTTCTGTAAGCTTTCGATAGTTTCTAAAGCTTTGTCTAAATCTTCTTTGATAGTTCTGTTAATGTTTTTAGGAGAATCTTCTTTTGATTCAGCATCTGCAGGAACTTGGTTAGAAGTTTCTTCTTCGATAGCTTCATCTTTTTTGTCTTCACCTTCATTAACATCCTCTTCCATTTCTTTGTCTTCTTTACCTTCTGCTACTTCTTCTTCAGAAATAGCTTCAAGTTCAGCTAGAAGTTCATCTAAGTCGATTTCTTCTTCTTCGCCTCCGTCTATTTCAGGTTCTTCGATTGGAGCTTCGTCTCCCATTCCTTCAATATCACCAGCATCCATATCAGCACCGATTTCTTCTTCGCCATCATGGCCAAGTTCTTGTGCAATAATATCTCTGATCATATCTTTAAATTGGTCAACAGAAAGGTCTCCTAAATCTTCATCACCTTCAACAGCGTCTTCTTCGCCAGCTTCTATACCAGCGTCTTCGATTTCGTCTTCTACCTCGTCTTCTGATTCTTCAGAATCATCCTCGGCAGCTTCCTCTTCTTCAGCTTCAGCAGTTACTGATTCTAAACCGTCTCCTTCTGCTACTACCTCTTCTTGTGCTTCAACAGCTTCTTCTACCTCTTCTTCAACTTCGTTTACTACTTCTTCTTCAACAGATGAATCTTCCATCTCTTGTAGTTTAGCAGCTAACATGTCTTTAAGATGAGGCGTTAGAGTTTCCTCTAAAGCTTCTTTAGCGTTAGCGATAGCGGCTTCACGAACAGACTTAGCTTCAGCAATAGCTTGCTTGAATAAATCTTTGTTTGCCATTTTAAGTTTGTGTGATTTCTATAGCTATTATGAGCTATAATAAGAATTAATTTGTTTATGGAATACAGTATACTGACTGTATATTCTTT